AAATGATTTACTGCTTTCAGTATTTGTTGTCTTAAATTTTTTAATTGAGGCTGATCTAAAACTTTCATACCTTTATTAATAGCATCTTCATTATCAGATTCATACAATCCAACACTTTGTGGAGGGAAATCTAAGTTTTTAATCCATGTTTTTTCTATTGGATCTAAACTTGCTATATTGGTTTTGAATAGAGGAACAGAAAATAAGGGAATGGTTCTTTGTTGCATATTAAAAATAATACAACAAAATTTATATTATGTCAATGATTTATTAACCAATTGTGAAAGAATATCCAACTCCACCACCTGTCTGAGTTTTGACTTCGGCTTCCAGTCTTTCCATTTCGGTAGCGGCTTCGGTTTTGAGAGCATCACCATTCAATGATGATCCTCCTTGTGGGCCTGCTATGGTGTTGAATTTGCTTCTGGCTTCACCCAGCATAAACTTGCATTTTGCCAGAGTGTAATCTTTTAACCATTTTTTTGCCAAATAATCTTTTAATAATTCTGAATCTGGTCTGTAATTGTAACACTCTAAAAGAACTTCTTCACCTGTTCTTGGTCTTTGAAGAATGGTCAATTTGTGAGTGGTTGGATTCCATTTGAATTCTATAAATGAACCAAACATACGACCTACCAGTTCTTGATATTGAGCAAACATATTGTACGTGGCAACTCCACCCATGTTGGATGATGCTAATAGATAAGTGTTGGTATATGCCAGATTGAATGGTTCGAAAATTGTACCGCCATCTCCACCACCAGAACGTGATCCAATTGATCTTCTAAAAATTTGTCTCACTTCGATCACTTCGTTTGGCAAAATATAATCATTTTGATCCTGTACCAATGGCAGGAACATATAACTTTCTTCCACAGAATTGTCAGATCTCTGTCTAAATCTATCCAAAGCATCTTGAAGTGCTGTTTCGTAGTGTGCCGGATCCAGTTCTACGTCTACCATACCACCGCCTAGGCTGGTGTAAACATAGTCGAAAATCTCTTGTTTTTGTGTGGTCAAATCGCTCATACAGTTTTCCTTATACATATTTATCGTCCGATAAATATATGTCTATGCCAAGATTAAGTCTTTACAAACCAGAAAAGGGGAACGATTACACATTTTTAGACAAAACAGTGGTCGAAATGTTCACTGTGGGCGGTACCGATGTGTTTGTACACAAATATCTAGGACCACGCAATCCTGATGAAGCAGAAGCCACTGCCGCACAGCCTAGATATGATGCTGTCAAAGAAACCAATATTCAAGACATGCTGTTCTTAGAAAATAGAGATAGAAAATATAGTCCAGACATTTACAGCATAAGAGGCATTTACAACGTGCAGGATATTGACTTCGATATGAGTCAATTTGGACTGTTTTTACAAAATGACACATTATTCATGACCATCCCAATCACAACCAGTGTGAAAACTTTGGGCAGAAAAGTGATGCCGGGTGATGTGTTTGAATTGCCTCATCTAAAAGACGAGTACGCATTGAATGATTTCAATGTGGCGTTGAAAAGATTTTATGTGGTAGAAGATGTAAACAGAGCGGCGGAAGGATTTTCTCAAACTTGGTATCCACATCTGTACAGAGTTAAATTAAAACAGATCTACGACTCACAAGAATTCAAAGAAATATTAAACAAAGATGCTGGAGCAGGTGATGGCAAAACATTGAGAGATGTGCTTTCAACTTATGAACAAGAAATGCAGATCAACAATGCCGTTATTGCTCAGGCAGAAGCAGATTCACCCAAGTCAGGCTACGACATCGCACACTTTTACACACTACAAGTGGATGATCAAGGTAAACCTGAATTAGTTACAACAGATATATCCACATTAGACACTTCAACTGCGAACACTCTCACAGACAGAGTTAATCAAACACCTACCAAAGAAGGTTATGATGGATACCTTTTAGGTGACGGTGTGCCACCAAATGGTGAGCTGTTTGGATTCGGTATTTCATTCCCTGCTCAATCAGACAAAGGTAGTTATTTTTTAAGAACAGATTTTTTACCAAATAGATTGTTTAGATATGATGGCGGAAGATGGGTTAAGATGGAAGACAATGTGCGTATGACACTTACAAATACAGATANAAGAAGCAATCTTAAAGGAACATTTATTAATAACACAAAAACATCAACCATTGCTGGAGAAACTGTGGAAGAACGTCAGAGTTTATCACAAGCACTCAAACCAAAGGCGGATAATTAATGCAGTTTTTTTACGACGGACAAATAAGAAGGTATATTACTCAAGTTATAAGATTGATGAGTAGTTTTTCATACAAAGACGGTGATGGAGCATTGAAAACTATTCCAGTAATGTATGGAGATATTTCAAGACAGGTGAGTCATATCATAAGAGACAATTCAGAAAACAAATTACCGTCTGTACCACGAATGGGCATTTATGTTACAGGCTTAGAAATGGATAGAACAAGATTATCTGATTCAAGTTTTGTAAGTAAGATTCATGTGAGAGAAAGAGCATATGATGCCAATAACAACGAATATTTAAATACCCAAGGTAAAAATGTTACTGTGGAGCGTTTAATGCCGACTCCTTACACATTGACATTGAATGCAGACATATGGACATCTAACACAGAACAAAAATTACAGATCATGGAGCAAATTATGATGTTGTTCAATCCATCATTAGAAATTCAAACCACAGACAACTATGTGGATTGGACCAGTTTAAGTGTAGTAGAACTTACCAACATTAATTTTTCGTCAAGAACTATTCCATTAGGAACAGAAACTGAAGTCGATGTTGCTACGCTAGGATTTTCAACACCTATATACATTTCGCCGCCAACCAAAGTGAAAAAATTAGGAGTAATCACACACATTATTACAAGTATATTCAATGAACAAACTGGCAATATTGATCTCAGTCAAACTATGCCTGAGTTAAAAGCATATCAAGATGGTTACGAAAACAGTATTAAGTTAGATGACAACAGCAGGGCTGTTAGAAAAGACACAGATGCTGTGTTGGGCACAACTGGTATTAATTATGACATCTATGTATTGGGCAGTGTGGCACAAATTATACACAAAGGAGCAATTGGCGGTTTGGTTTGGAATGGCAACGTTGACACAATTCCTAATTTTAAAAACGGATTGAGCAAAATATATTTGAATAGAGAAGGTATAGATGCCCAAGTGGTTGGCACTGTGGCAATCAACGAAAGCAATCCTTATCAGTTATTAATTGATTGGGACGAAGACACAATACCAACTGACACAGTAATTGTTGGTCCTGCAAAAACAAGCGGTTCTGTAGATTTCATTGTGGACCCTACAAAATTTAATCCTAAAGATGTCAAACAAATTGGCAAAAGATTATTGTTACTAAAAGGCATTGGCTCTACAGACAATGTAGATGGCGCAGGCGCATGGAAAGGTGACAGCAATATTGATTTGGTAGCAGGTGCCAATGATATTGTGGAGTGGAATGGTACAAATTGGCAAGTAATTTTTGATGCCAGCACCACTAAAGAATTAACGCACATTACCAATCTAAACACAGGTGTACAGTATAAGTGGAACGGTACAGAATGGTTATTGTCGTTCGAAGGTGAATATCGAAAAGGAACCTGGAAGATCTCTTAGTCACATAATTATTAGCATGAGCAGTAAAATTGTAGGGTGTGGAGCACTCTTCTACACCTTGGATACCAAACGATTCTTGTTATTACACAGAACACAAAGCAAACAGAACCATGTGTGGGGATTAGTTGGAGGAACAACCACAACGGACGAAAATTTGTGGGAAGGTCTTCAACGAGAAATCAAAGAAGAAATTGGTGAACAAAAAATTAAAAAAACTATTCCTATGGAAACATTCATCAGCAATGATGAAAACTTCCTGTATCACACTTATCTTTGTGTGGTAGAAAAAGAATTCATTCCAACATTAAACACAGAACACGATGGATATGCTTGGGTAACATTCGGCAATTGGCCCAAACCATTACACCAAGGATTAAGAAAAACTTTTCAAAACAAAACCAACCAAATCAAGTTGGACACAGTGTTCAAAATGCTTAAATTGATCAAATGAAAATAATTGGTGATGTGATGCTGGATGTATGGATACAGGGTAGTGATACCAAGGTATCTCCTGAAGCCAGTGCTTTAGTATTGAAGGAACATACACGCAATCACAACGTAGGAGGTGCTGGAAACCTCGCTTTAAACCTATCAAATCTCGGCGCAGACACGCATCTTTATGGATCGGTGGGCAACGATGCCCCTGGTCACAAAATCCAAGAGATTTTACTGCACAATAACATAAAGACGTATCTGTGCCTGGATGCTGAAACAACCACTACCAAAACAAGAATGATTGGTCCTGATGGACAACACTTGTTGAGATTGGACAAAGAACAGTACTACACAGGAGAAGAACCACAAAACAATCTGATAAAAAATTTAAAACAAGATGATGTGGTCATCATCAGTGATTATGCTAAAGGAGTTGTCAAAGAGAATCTTGTGCGTCAAATAGAAGACAAAGTTAAACGTATCTATGTTGATCCAAAGCAGAAACCTAACACATATCATGGTGTTTATCTTGTGAAACCCAACATGAAAGAATACAAATCTTGGTTTGGTGAATTTAATCCTACAGATGCAGAAATAAAAAGGGTACACAATCATTGGGAATGGTTAATTGTGACTGATGGAGCCAACGGAATACACGTGATTGGTGATTGTGTGTACAAACATATCACTGGTGATGCTGTTGAATTGGCAGATGTTAGTGGTGCTGGAGACACAGTGTTGGCAATAATTGTACACTATCACGAAATGGGTTACTCCATGATAGATGCTTGTGAATTAGCACTGAAAGGAGCCAGCAGAGTGATTCAACACAGAGGAGTCACCGTGGTTAAAAGAAGTGATGTTGAGGACACTGTGGTTTGGACAAATGGAGTATTTGATATCCTGCATCAAGGACATTTAGAACTGTTAAAATTTGCCAAAGCACAAGGAGATAGATTGATTGTGGGAATCAATTCTGATGAAAGTGTGAAAAGATTAAAGGGTAGCAACAGACCATTCAACAATGCTCTGATTAGAGAGCAACAATTGAGACAGTTGCCTTGGGTTGACAGAGTGGTAGTGTTCGATGAAGATACACCATTAGAATCTATTAAAAAATACACACCCGATATCATAGTGAAAGGTGGCGATTACACTGTGGATACAACAGTGGGAAATGAATTGGCAAAAGTTAAAATATTTCCCACAGTAGAAGGTTTTTCGACAACAAGTATTTTAGAAAAAGTTAAAAATGCAGACTAAAATTGAACAAAATAAATTGATTTGTACTGATGTAATTGACAAACAGTCTTTTACTGCTATGCATGATTATTTAACTTCTGATAGATTTGCGTGGTT